GTTAATCTTAAAATTGAATCTATTTCTTGATTTGTTAAATCAGGTTTAACAGATAACATAAGAGCCACAGTTCCTGTAACGTAAGGTGCTGCGAATGATGTTCCTGAAGAATTCAAATACCATCCTGGTGCTGCTGTTAAAGGTACGTTGTGACCAGGTGCACAAATATCTACACTTGAATTTGTTTGGTGTCTTGTGTTTGGATTACCGATTGTTTTTTCAATATTATCTTGTGAACCAACACTTGTTACTGCAAATACGTGATTGTAAGATGCTGGGTATACTAATGCGTTAGGACTTCCACATGTTGTTCCGTTTCCTGCCGATGCAACGATAAATGTTCCGTTATTATAAACCTCATCTATCGCCATTTGAGCATATGTGTTATAATTACACCCTGATGCCCAAGATAAGTTAATTACTCTAGCACCGTTGTAAGAAGCAATTAACATATCATTATAGTTCATTCTATAAAGGTTAAGTGTTGTGTTATAACCGATTGATGCAAGACCTACTGAATTATTTGTGTTTCCTGCAACTATTGTTGCCACGGCCGTACCGTGAGTTTTTGTTGCCGTGTTTGTGTTGTCATAATAATTGATTTTACCTGTTAATTCTTCGTGATTTGTGTAAAAGTTTTGATCTGATACCGCCACGTTTATTGTTGAGTCCCCTGTTGTATAAACCCAAGCGTTTTCAGCCCCGATTAAATCTAAAGCCCAATTTGTTGTAGAAACTAAACTATAGTCATTTGGTACTTCTAATGTTTCATATGTAGGACCATACTCAACACCTTTTAATCCACTAACTCTACTTAATGATACGTATAAATCGGTTACGTCACAATTAGCACAAGTAAATTCATATACATTTTGTAATTTTTCTTGTTTTGAAGATGCAAATGCTTTATAGTATGTTAAGTCAGTATGTAAGTCCGTAAGTATTGAAATAAATTGTTGATTTTTTTGAAGTTGTTCTACATTTTCTACGGTAGCCCATACTGAACTTTTTTGTCCGAAAGATATTACAGTTACTAAACTGATTAAAAGTGTTGTGATTGTTGTTTTTAAGTTTTTCATTTTCTATTGGTTTTATTTTGTTTACACCAATAGATAGTCCTATATATAAAGAAAAACCCTTTTTTGGTACCCCATAAACAGTCAATTTACGACATGTGTACTAATATAGTATGTGTGAAAATACGTACACTTATACGTAAAAAAAACTAATTTTTTATAAAAACAAAAAAGGTCAGATTTCTCTGACCTTTTCCTTATTCTAAAGATATTGATTATCTCAATTCTTGTAAGTCGAATGTTCTAACTCCATCAACTGTAACTCTACCATAGAAACGGTTGTTAACCATTTTCTTAGCGTATCTCGTCATTATACCTTTGATCGGTGTAAAGTTGAATGGGTTATACATTGTAGGTGTTAATTGTAGAGGTACATACGGAGCATATACATATCCTGTGTCTAACAAAGATGAACCTTTGTGTCCGATAAGGATTTGGTTAGCTGGGAAGTATGGATCTCTATACACTTGGTAACGACCTGCTAATGTACCAACTCTTTCGATACCCATGTTGTACTGATCTTGCTCCGGAGAAGCGTTAGATACGTGGAAGTACTCAAGGTCATCAAAGATTGCAGAAACTTCAGAAGAAACAACGATCCAGTTAGCACCACCTCTTAAAGTAGATTTGTGGATTTGTGCTGACAATTGGTTGATTGCTGTAATCAAAGTTTGATTCCAATCTTTTTGAGTGTATGATGTTGTTTGAGAAATTCTTCTCCATCCGTTGTAATCCCATCTTAGGTTCCAAGCCGCTCCCTTTCTAAGGTCTCTCAAGATTTCTCTATCGATTTCTGCCGCCACTTGCTCAGACAATAATGCTGTTAATTCAGCCTCAGCGTCGATGTTATGGAATGCAGAAACGTCTTGTGCCAATTCAGGTGACCATTGTGCTCTTAGTTTTCTTTCAGTTACAGAAACAGTTACTGATTCTAAATCAAAAGAAACCTCACCAATTTGGTCTTCAAATTCTAAGTTAGCGTATCTTCTCCAAACTGCTGAGAATGGAGTACCACTTAAACCACCTGTTAAAGTAGTTCCTGTGTATCCGTCTAATGATGTAGCATCACAATCAGCACATACAGGACAAGAAAGATCCACTTCTAACAAGATTTTACCATCTTGAGAACAGATATTATCATATGAACCACCATTTCCTGTTGATGCCCATGATGTTGGTGTTTGAGTAGATGTAGGTGTTACAATACCTTTACCATATTGTTGAGTAACAACTCTAAACAATAATGAATTAGGATTACCGTCTGAGTTATAAACAACATTACATGGTGTAGATGCTGATAGAACTGAAGAAGCCTTTGCAACGTTAGAGAAAACTCTTAAATCAGAAAGGAAAGTTTCAGAATCAACTTCACTACCATCAGGACCAATTAATTTTCCTGTACCTGCTTGAGTAAATCCACCAAGTTCCAAGATAACTTTTCTTACGTTAGTTCCACTTGGGTATTGGTTTGTTGCACTAGTTAATGAACCATTACTCCAAACTTTAACGGTTGCAGTTGAAGTAACCGCTGACCATTTTCCTTTTGAGTAATCAAATAATCCTGGAGGGCTTAATTGACCTTCAGCACCTTCATAAAATAAATCATAAAGACTTTTAGAAAACGCGTTTGCGTTAGGTGGGTAACCAGCACCAACACCTGTAGTACCTGTATTAGATGGAGATCCAACAGGTGAATAGTGATATGCGTTACCACCGTAAGCATTAGCCGCAGTTTGATCGGTTGAAGAAGAATAACCTTGGATTCTTGGTACAAAGTAGAACAATTTACCGATAGGTAAGTTCATTGCTTGTACAGAAACTAAATCGTTAGCCAACAATTTAGAGAATACGCGTCTAACGATAGGAAATACTACAGTTTCGAATGAACCTGAACTATCAGTAGATGCTGCTTCGTTTATTAGGTGAGACGCTTGGTTTTCATATAATTGTGCCATGTTCTCTTTAACGTGTCCTTTAAGACCGTCTAGGAATCCTAATTTATCCCATTTGTTAATTGTATCTTCTTTGATAACTTTAAGGTGTTTTAACCCGATATTACCAACAAGACCTGATTCTAATAATGCTCCCATTTTTTAATTTTTAATTAGAGTTTATTTTTTTATTATTTTGTATATAAATATACAGTTTTTTAAAAAAGTTTATTTTTTATTTAATTTTTGCCATTAAATCCTTCATTCTCATGAACTGAGGATTCTCATACGTTTTACTTTCGATTAGATTTGTTGCCGATCCTGTTTTAGGTGTTTTAATAACTTTTTCAGTTATTGACTCCTTAACAACATTTTTAGTCCCTTCTCCATCTAATTCGTTTTTGATTGTTTTGTAAAGATTTTTTGATTCTTTTAAAGTTTCAACGTTGTCAAATCTTCTAAGAATATTAATCTTTTCTTGTTTTGTTGTTGAATGTTCTGTAAATAATCTTGTAGAATAAGCAAGATTAGAATTAAAAACAGCAACTTCATTTAATTTATTTCTAAAGAAGTCTAACGCCTTTTTATATTCTTCATTTTTTTCTCTTAAAACTACCAATTCTTTATTAACCGATTCTACTCTTAGGTGTTTAGGTGCAGTTCTTGGTTTAGGTAAACCTTTTCTACCCCAATATTTACCATTACCTAAAGTTCTTGATGCTTCAGTAGTTTCTATTTCAGCATCTTGTTCATAAGCCATAACATCTTCATACTCTTCTTCTTCCCAAGCTTCAAACTCTTCTTCTTCGTAATCAGTTTCAGTAACACCGTGTTTCATTTTAGAAGGGTATTTAGTAGCACTTTTAGCGTTACCATTTTTTCCATGTCTTTTAGGTGCTTCCTTCATTTTTTCGTTGAATCCTCCTTCCATGTTAGGTTTTTTACCATATTTAAATGTTTCCATAACCGCTTCTAAGTCATCTTCAGACATTTCGTAAAAATTTTCATTTTCACCCATTTCTTCATAACCTTCACTAAATTCATCATCAAAAGACATAAAATCTTCATCATCAAACTGTTCTCCCATTTCACTACCATACAAAGAATCGTTTAGTGCACTTAAAAAATCATCTTTATCTTCATTTTCCATTACATTATCTTGTGTTGGTTCAGATTCACCACCAAATGAAATTAAGTATTCGGTATTGTTGTTACTATCAACTAAATGGATGTCACCATCATCTTGTTTTTTAACAATTATACCGTCTTGATCTCCCATTGCCTTAAATACTCGTAATACTTCTTCTGGAGAAGCCTGAGTCATATCTAATGGTGGTAATTCTTCTTGATTATCTTCTTCGGCTCCCATCGCAACATCTACGTCCGTTACCTCCGAATCTTCTACACCGTCTTCTTCTCCACTCATTTCAGGGTCTATGTCAGTCGCGGGCTGATCTTCACCTTCAATTTCTGGTTCATCCATTTCAGGATCATTTTCATCTTGTTCGTGTAGATTTTTTCTCCCTTTTAGGGATTCTTTTACTAGTTCACTGATTTCTTGTTTCATTGTAGAAGCAAGTATTCCTTTTGCGTTTTCACTGATAGCATCCTCTACTGCCTTAATTTGCAATAAAGTTTGTTCAACTACAGATTTGTTTTTTTCCATAAAAAATGCAATATTTTTTGCTTTATTATTGTTTATTTTATAAATAAATATACTGCCCTTTGAAAAAAACTAAGTTTAAACAAAAAAAAACGGGAGTCGTTATGACTCCCGTTAAATTAATTCACTATAAAAAAATTATTTTATTCTATTACTTCGTCGATTTTACTCTCAACAATAGCAGTTATTCTCCAATCCATTGTGTATGTTTCATAAGCCTTTGTTACCTTAGCCTCAACATCTGTTGGTGAATACCCTTTAACTAATTTTTCTTCTTTAATTTTTTTAATTTTTCCTGTGTTTTCATCTACCATATCGGTAGTTACTCTAGCTACAAAATATTTTTCGTCCATGTCTTAATAATTTTATTTATCCAAATAATCGGATAATCTTTTCATTAAGTCAATAGATTTACTAAGTGGATTAGAATTTGATTCTATATTTTCATTCTCCGTTAGTTTTTCTTCGTAATTTGGCCTATCTTCTTTATTTAAATAAAGGTATGCTCCTGGAGTTGAAGGTGAGGAAACTAAATCAAAACATATAAGTTCAAAATCTTCTTGCACTTCATTCTGTTCTCCTTTTTTTACTAACGAACCCACACCTCTTGAAGAAACCCCCATTGTAACACCCTGTCTCATCATGTTAGCAGCAACATCGCCTTTAGAAGAAACAATACCTCTTTCATGAAACCCTGGAGTGGTTAGTAATTTAATCTTACCCATCAATACATTATCCTCCCACCACACATCAGTAATTAAGTGAGCCACCCTATCTAAATCAATAAGAGATGATTCGGGGTGATTAAGTTCAGATATTGACATACCTTTATTAATCATTTCTTTATATCTGTCGGCTTCTCTTTTTAATATTTTTTCAGGATAAATTCTACCATTTCTATTTGGTACTCCATATTTTTGTAATGTAGCATAAAAAACAAAAGGTTTAGAATGGTCTAATTGACCATAAGATTCTTTTATAACTTGACTATTCCTAAATTCATTGGGATTGATTGTCCCCGCATCCCACTCAACTAAAATTCCTTTACCTGTGTCGTTTGGTCCTAATATTTTCATAATGTTTTTTATGATAAATATTATATTAATTCGGTTTCTTTTATTTTTGTTTTACTTAAAATAAAATACTTAGATTTTTTTAGGTCATCATAATAAACTGAAGATATTATTTTTTTTATTTTTGACCTTAGAATTAACGATTTAAAATCAACATTTTTTTCATGAACAAATAAAGTTATTTCTAAATTTAAAAAACTTTTTTTGTTTTTTTGAATTCCGCTGGTTCTTAAATCAAGATCGACTATTTGTTTCCTTTCAAATAATGTAAAATCAACAACTTCTAATAATGTATGTAAAATTTGTCTTTTTATTAATCCTGTTATTTTGGTCCAATTATCGTCATCAACTATTGGTTCAACCCATGTTTGTAATACTAAATAAATTGATTTTAATTCTTTAGAGTCGACTGTACCATAGTGACATTTTGCATCATCAAAAATATTTAATTTTGATGTTTTTCCTTTTTTCATTTTTCATTTCTTTCGAGTTTATTTTTAACAATTATAATTAAAAATGATAAACTTGTCAAAAATTAAAAAAATACTTACTATTTATATTGTAAAACCAAAAAAACTTATGATTATAGTACACGTAAAAAATGAAAAGTCTCTTGAACAAGCATTAAAAACATATAAGTTTAAAATATATAAAACAAAACAAATCCAAAAATTACAAGAACGTCAAGAATATAAAAAACCCTCCGTTAAACGAAGGGCTCAAATTAAAAAGGCTCAATATAAGCAGAAAAATCAAATTTCTTCTTGAGTTTCTTCTTTTTTCTCTTCTGATTTTTTTCCAAAAATCTTTTCTGTAGAGGTAAGACCTAAACAACCAAACGCCAACATAGCAACAGCATTTACTAATGTGTCTGAAGGTTTGATATCTCCGTGTGTATAACTGTTCGCATATAAAGTAATGCAAAGAGAAACACCACAAAGAATCCCTACAAACCTTTTTGAAGATGCGTTTCCTTGACTGTCCATAAACAATCTACCGATTCCTTTAAAAAATTTTTTCATAGTCCCAAACTTAATTTTTTTAGTTTATAATAATCATAATGATTACACTTGGTATCCATTATCTTATTAATTGTTTTGTTTATAGTGTTTTGTAAATCATTATCCACAGACTCGTTTAAGGATTGTTTAAGATTTTCCAAAACAATTTTTTTTACTTCATTAAAATTTTCTTTTAATTCTTCTCCTGTTAATGATAATATTTCATCCAGTTGGTTTTTATCATTTTCATTTAAAGATCCTAATTCTTTTTTTAAATTTTCGTTTGCAATTTTTACCATTGAAGATATTGGTAAATTAACACTCTCAATTACGGGTGTTTTATTTTCTTCTTTTGTAATTGTATTTTTTATATTTTTTTTAGATTCTAAAATACTTTCTAAATTTCTAATCCCCGTAGTGTATATCGCGTTATCAATGTCTGAATAATTGTTTTGATTTTTATTGTTCCAAGAGTTTATCCAAAAAGAAACATCTTCTAATCTTTTAGATTGACTTTCAAGTAATACTTGGGAATATTCAACAGTTTCATTTATATAATCATTCGCAATATCTGAAGGTAAACCTTTATTAGATGATAAATCATCATATATGTAATATAATTCACACAGATCTTTATTTTTTAATATCAATGAATTTAATTCAAATATAAATCTTTTAAATTCAGGTTTTTTTGCGAGTTCAACTGACGTGTTTTCTATTTTTGTTTTAATTGTACCAAAAGTGTTCATATAATTTTTATTTATAAATATCACTTATCAATTAAATCTTTCAATTTTTTGTCTACTTGATCTAAAGATAGTCTTCCTTTTGATAAATCTAATGAAGTTTTACCATAAAAAATACTATCTTCTAATATTAAATTTAAATCATTTTTTTTAAAACTTTCAGGTGTTACCTCACTTCCACCAGGTGCTGGTGGTTCAGGTGCAGGTGGTGCCCCACCAGGTGCAGGTTCTCCACCAGGTGCAGGTGCTCCACCAGGTGCAGGTGCCCCACCAGGAGCCGCTCCCGCATCTTTTTTAGTATATAATTGGTCAATATTATCGAATATTCCTGTTTTTGTAATAACTTCAGGTGTTTTTGCTAACTCACCATAAACTGCCCTTTCTATTCTTTGTTGTTGGATATCTAACCTTATTTCTTCATCAGAAAACCCTAAAATGTGTTTTTTAGCCCAGGATGCTGATGTCGGTGCTAATGAATTAGCAACTTCAGCAACCGCATCTTTATAAAGAGTTATTTTTTCTTTCCAAATTTCAATAGATAAAAGTTCACCTTGTTTTGATGGGTTATTTAGACTCAACGTAAAGTTTGTAAGCTCATCTTCAAACCCCAATAAAAATAAATGTATGATTGCAATTTTGTTTAATTCCGCAATCATAGATTTTTGAATTCTATTAATAGTTCTTGCAAATCTAATATCTAATAATGATAAATTTTTACCGTCACCAACAGCCTCTTCAAATCCTAAATACGCCTTTGGTATTCTAAGTGCAGTAACTAATTTCTTTTGGATATACTCAATGTCCGCAATTTCCGCCAAGTTTTGACCTGCCGGTAATGTGTCAATTGGATTACCCGCAGCGGCATCTCTAACAGGAATAAAATAATCTTGATCAACCGCCAATTGATTATATCTTAAATCTACATTCCCTGTTTGTGGGTCCGCAATTTGATCCCTTTTAAATTTATTTGCGACTTTTTGAACATATGCATCGACATCTTTATCGTCCATGTTACCTACAAAAATTTTGAATACTCTTCTTTCAGGTGCCCTTGAAACCCTATATACCAACATCGCATCTTCTGAAAGTAATAATTGCTTCCAAATACGTCTAGCCTTTTCCAACATAGAAGTACCATAAGGTAGTTTTCTATCGTCTCCCAATATTCTAAAGTGAGCAACTTCCCAAGTATTAAACTCCATGTTTTTTTCTTTCCACACAAACTTCAAAGCATCGTTTTCCATTTCTTGAGAGTATTTGTCAGGTTGGAATCTCATACCCTTTTCTAATCTTTCTATTTGTATGTTAGGTAATTGTTGACACCCAACAACCCCATTTTCGGGATCTAATTTTAAATAAATAAAATTATCACCAAATTTACATGTGTTTCTTGTCCACATAGGTAAATTAGTGTTTATGTCAAGTTTGTTTGTGAATAGATCGGTTAATACTTGTTTTATTCTTTTAGATTCAGAATAAACCCTCAAAATTAAACCGTCTTGATCGGGTGTTGTTGATTCTTCGGCGTATATATCTAAAGCGGCTGAAATTTCAGGTGTGTATTCCATAGACTCATAATCATAATATGATGCCATTCTTGTTGGTTCATAATAAACCGCCTGTTGGTATAGATTTGTCTCAACTCTTTGCCATTGTTTACCAACATACATTGTTTGTTGGGCTTCAAGTTTTTCTTTCTCGTATTCATTTTTATCTGCGGTTTTTAATAATTGTTTTTTATCGAATTTAAAAACCGGTGCTTGCTGGTCCATTGTTGCGTTAGGTCCGAAAACCCTACCTAACCTTTGCCAAACTGTATATTTTTGTTCTGCCATAATTTTTTTTTATTTAAAAAATAAGACCAATTAATTTAATTTAAACCCTTTTAGGTCCGAATAACCATAAATACTTTTCATAATCACTTTTAGTAACTTGACTTCTATTATAAACTTCGTTTTGTGATGTTGAAATTGGTAATCCAGGATTAAAACTTGTATAATCTCCAGTATATTTATTAGATTCTACAGACCAAGACTCTAACATCGCCTTTGCATGCTCCGTAGCCTTTTCTAATTGTGCGAATGAAGTTTCCCCAACATAAACTGCCATAGCAAATGCCATTATTAAATCATCATGTTGTCCTTTTTGGTGGTCAGGCCTACCGTTTACATAGACAAAGGTATTTAATTCGTTAAACAACCTTTGTGACCTCATAACAAAATCAAATCTTAACGCTTCTTCAAATGCCTGTATTATTAAAACCCTCTTTGAGTTAAAGTTAATTCCTGGTATTTTATCTTGATTTTTAGGATCCCACTTCCATTTATCTGCAGGATTAACACCATCAACGTATAAATTTTTATAACCAAGTTCTTGTAGTTTTCTTGATGTCGAAACACCCATTCCACCAGTAATATCGGTCACAATAAATGCGTTATACATGGTACCCCATTTATAGGCAATTTCTGCTAAAATATCAGGAGGAACTTTACCAATATATTCTAATACTTGTTCTCTTTCATCAAAATCAATTATAGATAAAGTGCTAAAATCTTCACTATCACCTCTTGAAACGTCAACACCCATTATGTATCTGTGACCAACAACGGGTTCTTTCCATTGCCAAAGGGCACCACCCATAAATTTATTTTCGGGTTCTTTAATATGTTTTTCTTTAATTTTTTTCATAGTTTCAGCAGGTATAACATTATCCCCCGAACCTAAAAAATTACATTCCAACTCTTGTGAAATCTTTCTCTTATCAAACTTTAATTTTTTGGCCATGGCCTCAAACCAAGAACTATAAGGTTTATACCCTTCGTTTTCTATTTTTTGTTTTATTTCTTCAAAGTTTCTCTCACTAACTTTTATATTACTATAATCTATTGTAATTTCATTATCTTCATAGTCACCTCTATTTAACATGTAATGAACAATATCATCACATTTAACCAATTTTAAATCTTTAGAATATCTTGGATCCCTAAACCAATACATTTCAGTAATTCTAAAGTCATTCATACCTTTAACCGCCTGACTGTAAATAGAATAATAAATTGGGTCAAATCCATTTGGTGTTGAAATTACAATAACTTTACCTCCTGTTGAAAGGGATGCCATACATGCAGACCAAAAGTCTTCATCTGCATTGATGTATGCTGCCTCATCAAAAATAAGTATTGTTGGTGTATAACCACGTAAGGCATCTTTTGATGTTGCAACCGCCTTAACCTCACAACCATTCGTTAATTTAAAGTGTCTTTGTGAGTTTTTTTCTGATGAAAACCCAACACCCATCCATTTTGGCCATTGGTCAACAAATGATCTAACTTTATTCGCCATCTCAACGGCAGTATCCATTTTGTTTGCAATGATTAGGATTTTTTCGGGTTTTTTCTTGTTTGCAAATACCAACCTTTTTGATGCCCATGCGGATGTTACTGTTGATACTCCCGCTTGTCGGTATTTTAGTGCTATATTTTCCTCACAAGTATCATAATCTTTTACAAGGGTTACTTGGTCATTAAATAATTCTAAAGGTACGTACTGTGATTGTGTATTGTCGTAAGTTTGTAAATACGTTTTTAACGCGTATGGTGTGTCATTTACGCATTTAGCATATTCTAAAAGTGCTTGTTCTTTTGATAAAGACATTCATTATCTTTTGTATCCTTTAATAACTTTAAGTAGTTCCGCCTTTGTTGTGTGTGGAGGTAAATGATTTTCCACTATTTTTAAAATATTCTCTTCAAGTTTTTTAACTTCAGATTTTTTACTTTTTGTTTTTTTCTCCGGTAATCCTTTATGTTTTGTTGATGCAAAATCTTCTAAATCACTTTTTGACATTTTAACCATTTCTTTAGATGATCCTTTCAGTTCACTTTTAGGTATATCTCCTTTTTTTGCCGCTAATGCGATTCCCATGGCTTTTTGTTGTTTTCTTGATACAGACTTTTCGGTAACTTCAGTTTCGATAGTTACTTTTGTACCGGGGGTGACTTTCTTCATTGCATCAACCGTTTCAGGTTTTGTTAAGTCTTCTTTTTTTACAACCATATCTAGCTGCTCATCAACTTCTTTAGACTTTTCTTTTTTTACTTTTTCATATAATAAATCAATTTGTTTATTATTGAAATTCTCTAAAGTTTTCATAGAAAACCCTTCGTGTAATAACACTCCTATTTTATAATTAATGTGATTCATTTTTAACAAAACTTTTTTCCCAATTTAATACGATGTCTCGTTCATATAATTTATCTTCTATTGATTTTACACTTTCACCATAATTAAAAACTAATCTTTTTCTCTTATGTACTAATATATCATCACTATTCGCATTTTCCCAACCCAAAGAAATGACACCATCTATAGCATCGTAAACACCAAAATAATCTGAATTTTGAATCAAAATTAATTCTATTTCAGAATTTTTTAAAACACCAACTTTTTCTATGTAATCAATATTAGGTGGAAGTGGTTTTCCAGCGGCAGGTTCGGCGTCCCAATCCTCACCCCAAACATCATCCATATCTGAAAAAATAAATTCGTATATATTGTCTCCTTTATAATTTGGACCCAATTCGTTGATGTATACTAATTTCATATAATTCTTCCTCTTTGAGTTACTTTAATTTGTTTTCCGTTTTTAGTAAAAATTAAATTTTCTTTATTTGTTTTTCCAACAAACTTAGCATTTTCATTTAAAAGTTTAAAAGATGCGTTCATCTGTTCAATACTTTCCGACATTTTTCTTATCTCTTTTTTTATTTCAGCATTTTTTAATTGATTTTTTAAGAATTCCTTTTTTCTTTTTTCTTCTAATATTTTCTTTTCATTAGGTTTATACTTGAAATATCCTCCTAAAACTTTTTCAACAACAGATTCGTTAAATCTATTGTACATCTCCATTGGTTCCTCAACAGGACCTCCTGTATCTTCAGGTCCCCCCATATCTCCCGATCCACCCATATCAAAATCATCTTCTGAAGACATATCAAGATCTCCTTCACCTTCCGCACCGTATTCTGATTCATCTTCATCAAATTTAGAAAGAATATCATCTCTATCATCTTCTTCTAAATTATCTAAATTTAATGCCGATATAATTGAATTTATAACGTATTTAATGTCGTCAGATTCTAAACTTTTTTCTTTTTCTATAGTTCTTAGTCTTTGACTTAATTTACCTGTTAATCTTTGAATAGATTTAAAACTTGGGGGTCTTGCTCCACCTTCTAAATCTAAATCGTCACCACCTTCAGGTTCTCCCATCGGTTCTCCCATTGGTTCTTCACCACCTTCAGGTGTTGTTCCCATATCACCACCCGGTTCTCCCATCGGTTCTGTGCTTAATTCAGGTGTCGTTCCCATATCACCACCTGGTTCTCCTGTTGGTGCTCCGCTTTCGGGTGTTGCGGTTGGTTCTGTACTTAATTCAGGTAATCCGCCAGTATCAGATGTAGGTTCACCTACCGGACCTTCTTCGCCTCCCATAGGTGTTGTAGGTGGAGGGGTTGTTGGTGCTGCGGGTGCTGGTGGTGACGCCTCAGGAGCAGATCCCCCAACATCAGGTGTTTTGTTTCCACCTTTTTTAGGTACTTTTAGTACGAACTTTTTTTTTTGACCGGCTTGTTCGCCAATTAACGCAATACCTTCCTCATTTTCATAAATTCTATTAAGTTCAGCTGCGGTCAAATTAAGTTTTTTCATCGCTTCAGAATAAGATCTGAAATATTTTCTTTGTGGTATTGGTTCTGAATAACCCAAAGCAGTTTCATTCAACCCTTTTTTAATTATGTAACCCGATCTTTCTTTAACAATACCATATGTATAACCATCGGCTAACGTGATTGTGTAATCAGTAGATGAGGTTTCATTTATATTTTGTTTTGGTGTTTCTTTGTATTGAGCGATTTCTAAAATCCTTCTAATTTTATCCATTCCTTGTAATTTCTCGCTACCAAGTGGTCTTAAATCTGCCATATTATTTTTTTTTGTTATTTAATATATTATTTACACAAATTATGTGATAAAATATTTTTTTATATAAATATACGGTTAATTTGTATTTTATATTATTCTTTATATTTTATTACTTTAAAGATAATTTTTTATCTACAAATTTATTTTTAAAGTTTTCAAGTTTTCCAATATAACCGTTTCTTCTTAGATATTTAAAAACCAAATTTTCATAAGAATACTCTCCTTCTCTTTTTAACCCACAGGTTCTATACTTTCTAAGTTTTTCCCTATATTTCTTCACCAGTTTTAGTGCTCCCTCAATATCTTCATCTTCAGCATTTTCTAAAACCCCATCAATAATATCAGTCCATTGTTTAATTTTTTCTTTTAATTTTTTTTCATCTATTTTAAAATCTTCTTTTTTAGGTGTCTTTAACCATTTGTCGTTTAAAATAGAGTAAACACCTTGACTTTCATTTTTTTCATTTAAATCTTGAACATAAAGTTCCGTTTCAAAACCTCTAATAGAAATATCGTGTGCTGCGTTGAATATTGATTTTTTTAGTCTAAATAATTCTTCGTACATTTCTTTATCTTCACCCGCTTCGTCTAAGTCAATTAAAATGTGTAAATCAAAATCAGAAAACTCACTCCAATTATATCCAACTAAAGAACCAACAAAAATAACATCTTGAATAAATAAATCGGTGTCTAAATAATCTATGAAAATTTCAGCAACTTTTAATAGTCGCTCTCTGATTAATGGTTTTAATTTATAATTTTGGGCGTCCTCATCACCCATATATCTCTCATCTGGTAAGTCCCAAACATCAGGATTCAATTCGTCCTGTAAATAAAAACTATTTATAATTTTTTTACTAATCGCCATAACAATAAATATGGCAAAAAATTTAATTATTTAATTTTTTGTATTTATACGTTTTTGATATTTGTGTATTGAAGAATTTTCCTTGTGAATCAGATAACCTAAATTGTGTAAATATGTTATGAGGTACTTCCTCATATTCATACGACATACCATTTTTAAATTCAACAACTAGTTTTTTTGTATCTAAATCATATTCAGTTTTTTTCAAATTACTTGATTCTACCTCGCAAATAATTTTTGTTCCAATGATGTCGGTTTTTTTAATTGCCATAATCTTTTATTTATAAAATATATTAATTAAAAAAAAAATCCACCTTTTGGGTGGA